CAGCCTATCGGTGGGATGCCAGTGCATACATCATCTAATTCGTGCTGGAGATAAGCGCCAAGCTGTACATCTCTAGTTTTTGGCACCGAATAGCAGTTAAATACAAAGGTGCCTTCATCTTCCTTTCTCGACTTCAAAGGAATTTCAACACTGACGGGAATTTGATTGATGCACTTAAAAACAAAGCTGTAAGGGTCGGAAAACTCATCGATAGCCCAGAACAGATCCGTGCTATTTTTCGCAGTAACGATCTGCACCCAATGCTTGCTTTTTGCTACAGCTAGATAGGCTTTCACTTGTTAGCACTCCAACCCTTAGCCTTGCAAAGGTTTTCCCATCGATTTTCTTCGTGATCATCCCAGCCTCTATTTTCCAGACCGCCCAAGTAGCGCCTATAAATTTTCATTCCGGCGGACTTGTTAGTAGCTTCAGTAATCTTTGTCGTGACCCATAATGCTTCGACCTGAGAGACAATGTCAGCAACCTCAGCTAACTTCCCAACAACAACGTCTTCATGCATCTTCGGAGCAGGAACACCACCAAGCCACATCTTGTAGCCCAACCCAAACTCACCCAGCGCTTTCACTCTTGCACGTTGTTTAGCGACATGTATTTGCATTGCATTAGGGGCGGTCACAGCTTCACCAAATAGGTGAACGGGAAGGTAAGTAATATTTGTGTGATTGCCGATAGTCATCCTGCAACGGACTTCTGCGCTACCGTCATCAAAGTAATGGACTTCTCGCCCCTGCGGATCTTCGCTAAATTCCCAAGAGTACTCAGGAAAAGCACCCATCATAATTTCATGGGCTTTCATCAGGGGGAGATAACGGATTGTTTTGTCATCACTAATTTCTGTTTCAGTGCAGAAGTCAGTGACATCAATTTGAGAGAGGGTATTCCAGATGTAAGATCGGCTAATCTGTTCCATGTCTAATCTACTTTTATAAGTTAGAAGACTAGATTATACCCATCTAAAACATCAATAACAATTAAATAATGTAAATACCATTAAACTTATTACTTTAAGTTAAGTTCAAGCACATTACAGACATTGAGTGCAATGCCATGCTTTCTTAGATTTCTTTGATTTGAGATGTTGATCTTACCGAAGTGTTTATTGTAGAAGCCCTCAACGTCTTTAACGGCCTCCAGCATAGTTAGTGTGCGGGTTTCGCTCGTTCCATCGAGGCTACCCTTAAATTTTGGCTTGAGATCTGATCGGTCATCTGTCCACCAATTCTCGCATTCATCAACAACCCTTGGAGCAAGGTCAGCCTTAGAGGCTTCGGGTTTAATTATTTCATTGCTATGTTCCATGACCATTGACCTCGCAGAAATCACAAGTAGACCACCAAAGCATTAGAAACGAAACATTCCCATAGCGCGAAACTGCGTCAAACGTATAATCTTCTAACCCTATACTCATATCCTTTACCTCCAAAAGTTTTTATAATTTTAGTCAATGTTGAATAGAACTCTATACACTACTCCTGATCTTTTTATTAAGCAACTGTTTTAAAATTAAGCGCTATACCAAAAAAAGCTTTACGTTATTTAACAAAAATTCAGTCTTGTCTTCTTCCTGATACAGCATAACCAGTAGCTTTGAGAACTGAGATGGCGTTAGAGTGACGTTACTGTCTGCCTCGTAGCTTTTTAAAATAAACGCTAGCCGCTCTATTTTCTCTGCACTCAATCCGTCACTACGGGGTGTGCCGTTAATCCAGTGATGAATGTCAATATCGTACTTATCCGAAAATCTAAGCAGGGCTTTAGAATCGCGTGGCAAAGAGCCTAACAGCCATCCGCTTGCCGTTGCGTGAGACACTGAAACTTCGTTAGCAATAGTTGTGGCTCGGCCCCAGCTTATTACTCCAGCCTTGTCGAGAGCTTCGTTAACAACTAAAGCTCGCTGACTCGGATCAAACTCTTGTAATTTCGTTTTACGGTTCATAGTGGTTCCCCTCTGTCCGCGCCTTGCCCGCGGCTTAAATGAGTTAACGCTAAATGACGGTAGTGTCATTAGCTAGTGCATATTCTATATTAATTAACATAAAGTGCAAGGATATTTATGCTATTAGATTCTAATACTAAAAATAAAGCCTAAATCTAAGTAAGTTAATGGTTAATGATTTGTATTAATTTATGAATAATGATATCTTAAATGGAAATGCCACTACAAGATGGCTAAGACCTTACATACAAGGAATTTAGATGATTTTTCGCCGAGCATCATACCCCCAAGAAACCTTTACAACAATTCCAAATGCGCTTTTGCGCGGTAAAAATAAAGCGTCTGAGCGAAGGTCTGATCTTCTTAGCGCTGAGAGTGTGGGCGTCTTAGTTTATTTACTGTCGCACAGAGCTGACTGGAAGGTCACGAATAAGCAACTGTCTGGTCATTTCAAGATGAGCCCGAACAAGGTCACCAAGGTGAGTAAAGAGCTTGAGAAAGCTGGATACTTGAAGCGACACATCACTCGCAACCTAGAGGGTCAGCTTCTAGGCTGGGACTGGGAAGTCTATGACACACCTAACCAGATAGCTGGTAACCCAGATCTTAATAACCCACATCTTGATAACCCACATGTGGTAATTGAAGAGCTAAGTATAAAGATAGAGAAAGAAATACTATTAAAGAAGAAAGCGTCTGTTTTTGATATTAAACCTTCGGGCGTTAGTACAGCGGCTTGGACTCAATGGTGGGACTACAAGATCAAGCGATCAAGAGGCAAACAGCCAGCGGCTTCAACAGTTACTCGTCAGACTAAAGACTTTGAGCTTTTCGTTAAGGCTAAATTTGATATCGATGAGGTTGTTAGCTTTGCGGTCAGTAGGCAATGGCACACGATTGGAGATCCGTCATGGCAAACGCTTCATAAGTTTCAAAACATATCTCGCAAAGATGACTTGCTCGGTGCGGTCAAATGATTGATATCCGCGAACTATCTAAAAAGCTCGGTGATCATGCCTCTGGAATCTGCCAAGAGCTTTATCCAGACGGAAAGATTGAATCTGGATGCTACAAGGTTGGATCGATTGATGGTGAGAAGGGCCGGTCAATGTCGATCTATCTGCATGGTGAGCAAGCGGGTAAGTACATGGACTTTGCCACAGGCGAGGGCGGAGACATGCTCGATCTTATCCAGCATGCAAAGGGAATCTCTCTCACGGAGGCTATGGACTACGCTAAGAAGCGATTTAACATACGAGATGGCGCTCCGGCAAAAAAATTCAGCGGCGTAAAAAATAAAACTTACTCCAAGCCTAAACTCCCAGAGCAAGACAACAGTAATATCCTCCACGGATACATGGAGAAGAGAGGCTTCAAGGATGTAGGAGAGATATGTTTCCGGTACAAGATCTATGAAACTGATACTAGGGGCGGTAAGGATGTTGTATTCCCTTTTCACGATCCTTCTGGTGAGCTTGTATTCATTAAGACCAAGCCAATGGATCATGATGGCAACCCTTCGACTCAAAAAGATTTAAAGCCAATTCTTTTCGGTTGGCAAGCTATGCCGGACGATGCGAGAGAGGTCTGGATCGTTGAGGGCGAGTGGGACAGCATTGCCTGTTCTGAAATTGGATTTGCAAGCTTAAGCGTTCCCATGGGCGGAGGAAAAGGAGCAAAGCAAACTAAGTGGATTGAGGCTGAGTACGAGAACCTTGCCCGATTTGAGCGCATCTTGATAGCTACCGATATGGATGAGCAGGGTGAGTTAGCCGCCGCAGAAATTATGAGTCGGTTAGGTGATCGCTGTTTCCGGATTAACCTACCGACCAAAGACATCAATGAGCTTTTGATGACGGGTGAGAGCCCAAATGCGGCGTATGAACATGCTCAATTTGTTCTCAAGTGCGCCTATGACGAAGCAGTGTGGAAAGATCCATCAACACTCAGATCAGTGATCGAGTTTGAAGATGACCTTGATCAGTTTTTTAGTATTGAGGAAGACACCGCAGGATTCGGTTCAGGCTGGCAAAAGCTAGATGAAGAAGACATTCGGTTCAGACCTCATGAGTTATACCTTGTAGGAGGAATAAACGGTCACGGGAAGTCTTTGATGCTGGGGCAGATCGCACTGAATGCGATTGAGCAAGACCAGAAATGTCTTATTGCCTCAATGGAGATGCCAGCTCGCGCAACGCTAGGGCGAATGATGCGTCAAGCCGCTGGCGTAGGAACACCCCCGAAGCCTTACCGCAAATCAATTCTTGACTGGCTGGCACCTAACCTATGGCTCTTTGTCGATAAGCTGACACCCAAGCCAAAAGATTTAATGGATTGCTTTGAGTACGCCTATCGTCGTTACGGTATCAACATGTTTGTCATTGACTCACTAACGAACATGGTTCGCCAAGACGATTATGAGGGTCAGCAAAAATTCATTGAGCAGTTAGTCAATTTTAAGATGGCTTTTCCCGTCACAATTTTTTTAGTCACCCATGTTCGCAAAGGGGAGAACGAATATCTAGCTCCAAATAAATATGACATAAAAGGCTCCGGCGGAATTGTCGACCTGTGCGATGGGGCACTTATAGTTTTTAAAAATAAAAAGAAGATCGAAATGATGGCACAGGCAGAGATGTTAGGGGAGGAAGCTGATGATAAATACACAAAACAGTGGGACTCATATCTCGAAGTTGTCAAGAACAGAAACGGCCAGTGGGAGGGAAAGGTTGGCTTTGAATTTGATACCCAGTGCATGCAATACAAAGAAAGAAAAGGTTCCAAGCCAAAATTTTATATCAACTATTCAAAG